CGTCCCGCAGTACGGCAAACGTGTCACGGACGTGCTGAAGCAGATGCTGCGCCCGGCGCTGCTGGCGCAGGACGGCGCTGCGCTGGTGGTGGCCGACTGGTCGTCCATTGAGGCGCGCGTCAACCCGTGGCTGTCTGGCCGGGGCGATGACAAGCTGGAGATCTTCCGCAATGGCGGCGACGTTTACAAGGTGAACGCATCCGCAACGTTTCGTGTACCTGTGGCCGAGGTGACGGGCGATCAACGCCAGGTCGGCAAGGTGCAGGAGCTTGCGTGTGGTTTCGCTGGTGGCGTCGGCGCGTTCGCCGCGATGGGCCGGATCTATGGTTTGCTCTTGCCTGAACCAGAGGCCAAGCGCATGGTGGACGGCTGGCGTCGGGCCAACCCGTGGGCCATGCCGTTCTGGGAAAGTTTGGAGCGATGCTACACCGCCGCGATGCGCCACAAGGGTAAGGAGTTCACCGCCGGGCGGATCACTTACTTGTTCGATGGCGTCCACCTCTGGTACGCTCTGCCGTCTGGGCGCATCCTTTGCTACCCATTCGCCAAACTGGAGGAAGACGGCGTCACCTACGCCAAGGCGGCATGGAAGCCCGCCGCAGACGCCAAGGAATGGCCCCGCGCCCGCCTGTGGCGTGGTCTGGCTTGCGAGAACGTTACGCAGGCGACGGCCAACGACATTCTGCGCTACGCTCTGCGTTCGCTGGACGCTGACGGGTTCGAACCCGTGCTGCACGTCCACGATGAGATCGTGCTGGAGACGACAGATCCTGAAGCAGCCGAGCAGGCCATGCAGCGCGCGATGTGTACGCCGCCCGCATGGGCCGCCGGTCTGCCGCTGGGGATCGAGACGAGTATAATGACGCGCTACGGGAAGGGGTAGGACATGCAAGAGCAACAATTTATCGACTACATCGTGAGGCTTGCGCCGGAGGGGGAGACGGCGCTGCTGGTGTGCCAGAAGCCCATCATGCGCGCCGGGGTGCAACAGACCCATCTGGACGGCTCGCCCAAGTTCACCTGGCCTGCCTATCTGCCCACTAAGCCGCGCAAGGATGGCGAGGCGTGGTATCTCAACACCGGATCGTTCATGGCGTCACGCTTTCTTGATGGCAAGCCCAGCGCCAGCGCCGCGAACTGTGACTACGTCCTCGCCATGATGTTGGACGACATCGGCACCAAATCGAAGATTCCGCCCCTGCCGCCGACATGGATCATGGAGACCAGCGAGGGATCGTTTCAGTGGGGTTACGGGTTCAGCGATCAGCCATCCAAGGGTGAGTTCAGCGCGGCCATCACCGCCATCGCCGTGGCGGGCTACACGGACCCCGGCGCGACCAACGCAGTACGGAATTTTCGCATTCCCGGATCAGTCAACCTAAAGCCGGGCCGCGATCTTTTTCGCGCGCGTCTGGTCGAGTTCCATCCAGATCGTGAGTACACGCTGCCGCAGATCTGCGCGGCGCTGGAGGTGACGCCAGCGGAGGCGGACACCGCCCGCAACTTGGCGTTCAAGCTGCGCGACACCGGCATGGACACCGTGCTGGAGTGGCTGAACGACAAGGCGCTGGTGCTGTCGCACGTCAACGCCGAGGGGTGGATGGGCGTTGTATGCCCTAACCACGCCATGCACACGGACGGCCAGATTGGAGCCCGCTACAAGCCGCTGGATCGTTCGTTCTGTTGCTATCACGGCCACTGCGATGGGTTCAACACGCAGGCGTTTCTAAGCTGGGTGCATGACAACGGCGGACCGCGCGTCTCGCCAGGTCTGCGCGACGAGTTGCTGGCGCAGCACATGCAGTCCACGCTGTCCAAGTTGTCACCCACAGAGGCGTTCCCTGACGAGGCCGCGCGCGTCATCGCGGAGGTGGAGCGCAAGGAGGTCGGGCGAGTAGACAAGGCGCAGTGGTACGAGCGTTTTGCCTACGTTGTGGAGGATGACGCCTACTTCGACATGGACGCCCGCACCGAGTTGAGCCGTGGATCTTTCAACGCGATCTTCCGCCACGTCAACTGCAAGTCGATCCATATGAGCGGCAAGAACGCCCGCCGGATTGAAGCATCGGTCTGCTATGATGAGAACCGCGCCGCCGCCAACGCCCGCCTGTTGCGCGGCATCACCTACGCTGCCGGTGACGGCGTCCTCGTGGCGCGTGACGGCGACGTGTACGGCAACCGCTGGCGTGACGCCCGGCCCAGCTTGGACGGCGTCGCAGCCGGTGACGTGTCGCTCTGGATCAAGCACTGCCAGGCGCTGGTGCCTGAAGAGGCCGAGTTGCAGCACTGCTTCGACGTGATGGCGTTCAAACTCCAGAACCCCCGCGTCAAGATCAACCACGCGGTCCTGCACGGCGGCGACGAGGGGTCTGGCAAGGACACCATGTGGGCTCCGTTCATCTGGAGCGTCTGCGGCGCGGGGCTCAAGAACCGGGGTCTGGTGGACAACGACGGGCTCAATTCGCAGTGGGGTTACGCGCTGGAGAGCGAGATCCTGATCTTGAATGAGTTGAAGGAGCCGGAGGCGTCGCAGCGCCGCGCGCTCGCCAACAAGTTGAAGCCTATCATCGCCGCCCCGCCGGAGACGCTGCCGATCAACCGCAAGGGCCTGCACCCCTATGACATGGTGAACCGCATGATGGTGCTGGCGTTTACCAACGATCCCGTCCCGATTTCGATTTCGTCTGGCGATCGCCGCTGGTTCTGCATCTGGTCGTCCGCCGGGCGCATGGACCCAAGCGCAGCGCAGGACATGTGGCGCTGGTATCGCAGCGGTGGGTTCGAGACCATCGCCCGGTGGCTTGCGGATCGCGACGTGTCCAAGTTCAACCCGTCTGCGCCGCCCATGTGGACAGAGTTCAAGGAGAACCTGATCGAGAACGGCATGAGCATGGCGGAGAGTTTCATCCTCACGCAGATACGCGCTAGGACGGACGAGTTTAGGCTTGGCGTCGTCGCTACGCCGTTCTACGGCATCTGCGACCGCTTGATGGCGGTCGGCCCCGCAGGCGTCAAGATCCCGCCGTCTGCGCTGCTCCACGCCCTCAAAGAGGCCGGATGGATTGACCGGGGGCGTGTGGCGTCTGTGGAGCATCCCAGCCGCCGCCATGTGTTCGTCGCGCCGGAGTTCGCCAAGGAACGCAAGACCACGCTCCGCAACATGCTGGAGCCCGGCGCAAGCGGCAACGTCGTCAATCTGCCTGGTCGGCGGGCCTAGCGAAAGACCCCCGGCGCGTGAGCGACCGGGGGCAAGTTGCGTTTAGGACAAACACTAGAACTAGGCTACTCTAGACACCTCGCAATTTACGCCAGGGCGGACGCCCCAGCGATCCGGCGCATCGCCAGATTATTTTTACGGCCTTGCCGCAAACTCATCATCATCGCGCAGCGCACGGGTGGCGACGGACCACGCGCTTTCGATCTCGCGAGGCGGCGTGTCCTCGATCACGCGCAGCGCAGCGCGAAGGTTCTCGATCTGATACTGGTAGCGTTCGGTCGCCTCGTCAATCGCGTTGGCGGTGGCGCGCTCGTCGATCTGTAGGACGTTAAGCAGCGCGCCAATCTCGCGCTCCATCTCTTCATGGAACATGGCCTGCTTGCGGCCCTCGCAGTAGTAGGCCAACAGCGCCGCCTCATGGATCGCCTTGCCAGCGATCTGGATTTTGACATACGCGACTGCATCGTGTTCGCTGATACCGATCTGAAATGACATGATAGGCTCCCCTGGTTGACGGTGGACCATCGCACGGCAGCGCGATGGTGTAAAGGATTATTCTGCGTCCAGTGCTTTGCGGGCAATGTCGCGATTTGAACAGTTATCAGGCTTACAATGGTCGCATGTATCTCCGGTGCAATCCCATGCGGATTCAGCTATCTCCCGCAGCGCCGCCTCCAGCTTCTTGATGCGAATTTCCGCAGCGCGCAACTTGCCATGCAACTCCCAAGCTTCTTCGCGCCATAGCTCGATGGACTTCTCTTGAAGGTCAACCATCTTTCCCCTCCAGTGCTTTGCGGGCTGTCCAAATCATATCTTTTGGCGACGGGAAATCATCGTCACCCTGTTCTATTATATCCCGCAGCGCCGCCTCCAGCGTCTCGATGCGGTCGGCCCCTTCAAACGCATTGCGGCATTCTTCCTCGGCACCGCAGGGGGTGCTTGAGAAATTACAACTGCAATTGTTCCGCAGCCGCTTCACAAGATCATCGCTCATTTATCTTCCTCCCCATCGTCGGGTTGTTGCGCCCGCGCACCTGCGTGTTAGGCCAGACCCATATCTCGCCCGTGTCGTCCTGGATGCACACCCATAGCAGGTGGTGCTCGTCGCCGTTGTCGATCAGGAAGTGCGCCAGCGCCCGCCCTAGCGGCGTGGTGAGTGGCATGGTCGGGTTGAGTTGCAACATCATGGCTTGCCCTCAGTCAGGAAGGCGGGCGCGTCCAACGGCTCGTCGTCGGGCCGGTCGGGCATGGTAGCGCGGGGCAGCTTGCGGGCGTCGGTCAGGTCGCGCACCACGAGTTCGAAATATCCCGCACCGTCCTGCCAGTGGTCCAAGAATGACGGGTCGCCGCACAGGATGCGCGCCACCTTGTCGGCGACGACTTCCAGCGCCTGCGCCTGCGCCACGTCCAGCCGTTGCCAGTTGCGTGACGAGCGCATGAGCGTCTTGATGGCTTGCGAGTAGCCAGCGACTTCGCGGAATGCGCCGTGGGTCTGCTCGCGGTCGTTCAAGATCTGGTCGGTATTCATTTGGTTTCCTTTCGGGCGTGGTAGCGTTGGACTGAATTGATGACGGTCGTGTGGTCACGCGATACTAGCTTGGCGATCTGTAGGTAGGACCACTTGCGCTCGCGCAGTAGAACGTAAATCTCAGCGCGGGCGTTGACGTACTCCATGCGGTTGTTACGCGCGATTAGGCCTTGCCAAGTCAGGCCGTGCCGGTCCAGCACGGGCAGGATGGCCGCCTTAGTGCTGAACGAACACATCGCGCCCGGTAGCAGGTCGGGCGGCGGCGATGGCAGCGCCAGCGGTTCGGGCGCAGGCGGCGGCATGGCGGGCGCAGGGTCGGGCGCTTGCGGTTGCGCCCAAGGCGGTGGTGGCCCGGCGTTGAGCCTGGCGCGCACGTCCCGGTAGTGGGCGGTCAGTTGTTCGAAGTAGCTCATGGCACCATTTCCATGAGCCAGGCGCGGGCGTCGCGCTCATTGCGAGCGTAGCCCAGCGCGCCCAGGACGGTCACGCAGCGCCATGCGCGGGCGTGGGTGCGCTTGTAGCGCACGGGGCCGTAATGGCCCAGCAAGCGCCCGTAGTAGGACACGGTGCGCGTCGCGTCGGAGTGCACGGTTGTCGTGACCATCTTACGCCCTCCGGTTCTGCGAGCGCACGGCGCGCAGGATCTCTTGCCCATCGCTCGCCCATACGCCGGACGCGCATGGGCAGGGGTGCGTCGGCAGCTCGCGGGCGAGCTCGCGAGCCTGTAGGGCGCGGATGGCGGCCATGACGGCCTGGCCATACGCGCGGCGATCGGGATCGGGCGCGCGGCGGTAGCGATCCAGCCCGGCGAGGTGAGGATAGGACTTTTGATCACCGTGCGGGTCGGCGATGGATTTTTTGCGCTTTGCCATTGTCAAACCTCAATATCTATATAAGAGCCAGGGCGATCATCGCCCCTGCGGTTGCAAGGCCGATCAGGGTCAGGACGGCTTCTAGGATGGCGATCATGGTGCGGTTCCTTCTGTGGTGCTGGCGTCGAGCGCCGTAGCGGGGTGCGGGCGGGTGGCGTGGTCGGCGTGATAGGTGTTACGCGCATGGTGTGGCCCCCAAGGCGTCGGGTTGACGCGCGCTAACTGTAGCGCGCGCCGGTTAAGGTCAAGTTAACGCCGGGGCGTTTCATTCGCGGGGCGTAGGGTTGCGTTCCCATGACGCCTTGGCGTGGTCGTCAAGTTGCGCCCAGGCGGGGCGGGGCGCGCCCTTGTCGTATGTCGGGCGGCGGCGGACGTCTTCGCGGTACGCGGCTTCACCTGGCGTCATGACGTCAAGCGCCGCGTCTAGGGCATCGAACGCGGCTTGTTTGGTTGACCATACGCCGTCCGTCTTGCGGATCAGATCGCGCGCGAACGCATCGGGCGCGCTTGTGAGACACTCAATATACCAGTCGCCGGATGAGCCTTGGTAAACGTAAAAGCCTGGGTTGTTCATGGCGTTAGCCTTTATTGTTAGGGTTAAGCAGCGTCGTCGCAGGTCAGTTCTTCGAATTGCAGCATGCAGGTGATGACCATCGCGGCGCCCGTCATG